GCATTTGAACTTGATTGGAATGAAAAGTTTATTGTGAACTTGGTCAAGTCCGGTTACCAAGGTAAAACAGATCAAGACATTGTGGATCGTTGGTTTCAAGATGTTTGCCGTAATGTGGTATTGGAAAACTATGAACAATGGGAAGCCAATCAACCCAACGATGTTCGACCAAGAGTAGTGGATCGTAAAGATATCGGCGACGGGCGTACGGAGGTTAGCTGATGGGACCGGTACCTATTGCAAAGACTCTTAAGATCTACCAACTTGTAAAAATGTCCACTAAGACTGGATTGCATTTTAGTAGTACCGGAGCCACTGCCACTGGGGCCAGCTATATCGGTTCTGGGTTTTATATATCACCAGCCGAAGCTGAACAAAATCGCACAATGGAAACACTTAAAGATCAAGATGGTGCAAAGTTTTTTGTGTTTGAACTAGAGATTCCTAATCCCATTTACAGTGAGTAATGACAAACTAAACAGTGCCAAAGGACGAGACAGTTTCGACATTGTCAGCGGCAATACTGTGGTTAACTTTTTCAACAGAAACATAACTCCCTATGCCACCAGCACATTAGGTCCCAAGTTTGATCTAGTACCTGTAGAAAAGCAAAAGGATCTAATGATCAATCATGCTAGGATGTATGCCCAGCAAGAATATGATCGTATCATAGAGTTAGTTAATGTGCTACAAAAACAAGCCGATGATATTCGACGCAGACTAGACGTAACAGATGCTGTACATGCCGCTGAATATCAATTTCAAGTGGTGATGGGCAAATGCTATTGGTTGGTATACGAACGACAAAAACAAAAGACCCTGTTGGTCATGATGGGACCAACCGATTGGGCCACTGGAGCCCCAGAAAGTTATGAATACTTGACCCAAGTAAAATACATGGGCGACCATACTTGGATGGAAATTCAATGATATTGTATGTAAACGGTGACAGTCATAGTGCAGGGGCGGAAGCAGTCAACCCCTACTGCTTTGCCGAGGATGACCCACTTTATTATGCATTGGGCAGAAGACCACATCCAGACAATGAACGTGTCAGTTATGGGTGTCAACTGGCAAATGCAATGAATGCCATCTTAGAATGCAATGCCGAAAGTGCCAGCAGTAATCATCGCATAATACGAACCACATGGGATTACCTCACAGAACATACACCAGACTATGTTGTTATTGGTTGGTCAACATGGGAAAGAAAAGAGTTTTATGATGCAGAGACTGGTAAAGCGTGGCAAGTCAATGCAGGTGGGGTTGGTGCAGATTGGCCCGATTGGTTAAAAAATGAATATCCAAAATTCGTTGCCGATATAGACTGGAACAATGAGATGTGGCGGGCACACAGCAAGATACATCAATTTCATTTGGATCTCAAACGCAAAGGCATCAATCATGTGTTCTTTAACACATACAATCATTTTGATGCTGATTATTTAGAACATCAATATACTTGGGACGATTGTTACATTGGACCATATGATGATTCAATGACCTATTATAATTGGTGTATACAAAAAGGATTCGCTCCTGTAAAAGCTGACAGTTATCATTTTGGTCCGGATGCACACAGTGCGTGGGCTGAATTGTTATATCGACACATATCCCATAACTACTTGACTAAAAAATAACAATCTGTTATTATATTGCATATGAAATATCTAATTGTAGACACTGCCAATACATTCTTTCGTGCCAGACATGCTGCACATCGTCAAAGTGACACATGGGATCGACTTGGGTTTGCCATGCATGTGACACTGGGCAGTGTTGCAAAAGCATTTCGTGATCAAAAAGCTGATCATGTTGTTTTTTGTTTAGAAGGTCGTAGCTGGCGAAAGGATTATTATGAGCCGTACAAGAAAAATCGTTCAGTTGCAAGGGCCGCTCTCACAGAAGCCGAAGCCGAAGAAGATGGACTCTTTTGGGAAACTTTTGATGCACTCAAAACGTTCGTCACGGAAAGCACCAATTGTACTGTTCTCCAGCACAACAACCTCGAAGCGGATGACTTGGTGGCAGGATGGATTCAAGCACACCCTGGAGATAGCCACATAATTGTGTCTAGTGACAGTGACTTTCATCAACTACTTGCAGAAAATGTAACACAATACAACGGAATTGCAGATGAACTACACACGCTCCAAGGCATATTTGACAAAAAAGGTGCCCCAGTCAAAGATAAAAAAACTAAAGAAGCAAAAACAATTCCAGACCCCAAATGGATCTTGTTCGAAAAGTGCATGCGGGGCGATCCAACAGACAACATTTTCAGTGCCTATCCAGGTGTTCGCACCAAAGGGTCGAAGAACAAAGTTGGACTCATGGAAGCATTCGCTGATAGAACATCTAAGGGCTTCTCGTGGAATAATTTAATGCTGCAACGTTGGACTGATCACAATGGAGTTGAGCACAAAGTATTGGATGATTATTTACGAAATGTCGTACTGGTAGACTTGACGGCTCAACCCGAAGCTGTTAAAATGCAAATTACAGAAACTATTAACACCAACAGTGTGCCAAAGAATGTGGCACAGATTGGTACAAAGTTTCTTAAATTATGCGGCAAGTATGAACTCAAACGCATGTCAGATGAAATGCAAAAGTTTGTAGACTTTTTGTCAGCTGCGTATCCAACTACGGAGAAACAATGAAAACACTTAAAGAAATATTGGCAATTACCATTTTGATACTGTGTACAATTATGACAGTGGGTACATGGGACATGCCTGGAAACACCGGATGGTTGATTGCTCTAGTGGGATGGCTTGAAATTGTCATCAATCAACGTAAAGACGCAACTGTGGAATGATCAAAAATATCTACGCCAACGGACCGTTTATTAGAGTCGAAACTAGTGGACAAAGTTACAGTGCTCCTTACATCAATATGAGCAACGTCAGTGCAGGAATGCTTCGATACAACAATCAACAACTGGAAGTATACGACGGATCGTCATGGCACCAAATTGGTGGCAACGGACAGGCCATGATCTCAATGGATCATTCAGCCGAAGCAGCCATCATGTGGGCCATGGAAAAAATGAAAGAAGAAGCAGATCTCAAAGAGCTGGCTAGTCGACATCCAGCAATAGAAGATGCTGTAAACAAAATAAAAGACGCTGAGGATGAACTCAAAGTAATCACAGCACTGGTAGAAAAACAAGGAGATAAATAATGGACATGGATAGTTCTGCTGTGTTTTTGGCAGCATCAATTTTAATTGGACTGGGGTTTATTGCCATTGGCATCACCATCATTGTGCTCAACAACCTATTTGCAAAATATTGGAAACCCATAGAGTGGAGCCTTATTCCCGAGGCCATACGCAACTACACTCAACCGAGATTTACAGACCAACACGATATAGAACCAAAAATTCCACCTGTGATGGATAAGGAACCCAATGAAAAACTGGCTAAGAAATAAATTACTGAATTTTTTGCATCCACAAGATTCATATGCCTGTGAAAAACCCATGACCTTAAATCGTGTTTCATCACGTGAGCAAGACGATATCAATTTTACTGTGAATGTTGCTCGTGGCGGACTGATTGTGACTGTTCGCAACTATGACGATAAACAAGATCGACATCACTACGTGAATCACATCATACACGATGATGAAGATGCGTCAAAGAACATTGCTGATATTGTAAGTGTGGAGTTGATGAAGCGATGAGTCAAGGTGTAGTTGGTAGCCATGGCACCTTGGGAGCATTACCGGGCACAGCATTTAGCCAAATATCAATTGATGCATTGAATCGCCGACATGAATTTGACGATGGACTTGACATACGACTTACTCCTGCAGCAGGAGGATTTGTTGTGAGCATATTTCATCGCAACTCAGGTAACAAGCCATCACTACATCTCATCACTGAAAATCAAGATCTAGGTGATGCACTTGGTAAAATAATTACCATGAGTTATTTAAAGAAAGAATAATATGATGACTATCGTAGCAAAACCCATTGTTAAAAACAAATACTGGATTGTGGAACAGGAAGGCACAAAGATTGCCACCATACAGGCCATTGATGAAGGAGGCTTTGTCTATGTACACGACGAACGTAGAGAAAAGTTTGCCACCATCAAGATGTTGACCAAGAAGTACAACATTGAATTTGCCAAAGCAGACAAACCAAAAGTAGACGCAACTGTTGGTCATGAGGTCTACGGATTTCCCACAACACATAAACCATATAATCAAGTGTTGGATGTTCAACGATATCTTCCCATATACACAAAGTCTCCCAAAAGCAAGAGCTTCTTTTGTGCAGGGCACTACATTATTAAATTTTCCAAGACATGGGTCAAAGCATCATGTCCAAAGTTGATTACACTAAGTAGATATGAATATCAAGGTCCTTTCAAAACGCAAGAACGTATGATGGTTGCAATGAAAGAGGAAAATGATAGAGAGTAATTTGCCTTTTCATATAAAATTGTTCAATGAGCGTGTAAGGGCAATGAATCAAAGCAATGGTAAATTATTGACCCTAAATGCACAGGAAGCACGTAGTTTACATGCCGAAATTTACGATTTAATGGCTATAATTACTGATTTAGGCAAGCAAAAGAATACTGCTGCTGATGCTGTTAATATTAATATGGATGGCGGATCCTTTAGGTAAATAAGAGTATATAACTATGATAAATAAATAGTATATCAAGGAAACCTGAATGTCGAGACCAAAACCAACTGTATTGTTGGATCATGTAAACAAAACAACTTATAAGAGTGATCAAGTATTGAGCTCCGAAGGTATATGGGCTGTGTTCCATGATGGGCAACCCATCAATCTAAAAACACACAATGCATTGGTGTCAGTACCAGGACCTAAATATCGTAAAAGCAGTTTTCCAAATCCAGGGCACGCCATCAATCTAGCCAAGAAGCTGAATACACTTTTTAAAACTGACAAGTTTACAGTGGTTTTGCTCAAACAAGGTGAACAAGTCTACCCCTGATCCACAGCTAGAGTGGATCGTCAAAGCCTGCGAAGCCGTGGGCAGTCCCGAAATATCCAATGATACCATATCAGCAACTAGGCGAGTTTGGTTCCGAAATCCATTGAATCACAACAGCCTAAGACTAACATTGTCTGGCTTCAATTGGTTTACAAAGAAAAGTAATTTTACTTCTCACAGAATAGACTTGGAGTCATCTGTTAATGGGCAACAAATGCTGCAACTGGAACAGTTATTCACGGCCCCGTACTACATACTGCAAACAAATATCACCATACACGTATTCAGTGACGTTGACGCTGTCATGTTGCAACTACATGCAGGCAATTTAAAACAATATCTAAACAATTTATCAAGTAACGAGTAAATTGCTTTTGACTTTGTCTATGTAAATTTATATACTAATAAATCTTTAGCACGTATTAGCTAGAGTAATAATACTAATGAACAATATATTAACTGAAGACTGCATTAACAATATTCTGGGCCATATTAAAAAATGTTGGAACTACGATTACCCAACTGGCAAAACTTTGGAAACTGCTGTTTACCGAGGACTTGCTCCCTTCTACCCAGATAGCAAATTGTTGGGATCTCCCACTACATTTGTGGACTGTGGCAAAGAGCAACACGCATTTGACATGAAAGGTGCCAAGACGTTGGGTCACATCATCAAACCCACCAAGGGAGCCAATCATGATGACAATGTGTTTGTAGAACAGGATATTCCTGGAAAAGGAAAAATCTATGTTCGTGTGCCCAACAGTATTATGACACAGGTACGTAGGCCCAAAGTTGATTTAAAAAATTACACAGGCGATGCAACGGTTACTCTACAAGAGCAGATCAACGACTACTATGAATTTGCTGTGTCTACATCAACCAAAGCAGGCTATACTGAAATGTTGAGCTTTGTGCTGTTGTATGGCATTGACGAAAAGCGTGGCGTCAAAAGTGTATTCTTGACCATTGAAGAATTTCATATTCCCGATGTTGTTGAGTATCGTGTTGGTAAAAGTGAAGCAACTGATGATGGTACATCAGTGCCCAACAGTTATCAAGGCATAGATGCCAATGGCAATGTTGTGTTTTCACTGAGTTCTTTTAACAAGGGCAGTAGTAATTTATACAAACGATTTACAACCAAACAGGGTAGACTGATGTCTTGGTCCATGGAACAAGAAGATACCACCGTTTATACCAGAGAAGAACTGGAAAAAATCTGCGTGTTTAAAACAATATAGTTACAAGTGTGTTGTATTTTTACAACAGATTAAAAATATTTCAATTATTTTTGTTTTTTCGGTAAAGTTTTGCTATCTGACGTTAAAATTTAGGCATTGCAACACACAAAGGAACACGCAATGCCAAAAGTAGCCGCAAACTTTACAGCCGCAGACCTTAAGCCTTTAGAATCTGCTACTACTAAAGAATCAGCTCAAGCAATTCTACACACAATAGTAGATAAAGCTGCCCAAGGCGACTATGCCATCAAAACAGACAAAGTCGCCGTGCTGCATCGTAACATCAACAATGCTCGTAGCAAAAACGAAGTAATTGCCATTGGTTGGAACATGCTGTTGTCCGGGGAAAGACTGGCCAGTGTAGACAGCAAGTATCAAAAGCGTTACGCATAACTGTTGTAAAAATACAACATTTTTAAATATATTTTGCCAAAATGGTAAAATTCCCCAAAAGCCGTATATAATCTATACATGTTTAACAAACTGCTAAAGGATAGCATCATGCAAGTTCAACTCAATGCAACTACAATCGTTAACAAGGGCACCTACGGTAACCAATACGATGCACTCACTGATCGTGTGCTAGAAGCCCGTGTTAAAACAGGCAAACGTGGTCGCCCCACAGCCGCTCCGGCACCAGTGTATATGAAAGCAAATGACCTGTTTGGTCGTGTTCCAGATGGTGTGCGTACCACTGTTGCAGGTCGTCGCATTGTTGGCAAGGCCAGTGTGTCTGCCGTGTACACAGAAGATGACGCTGAATAAAAATTTTATGTCTGCTACACAAAAACAACAGACACAAAATTCAAGTTCTATTATAATAAAGTTTCAATTGATAGTAAATGACATTTTAAAGGAGAAGACTAATGTCCGTGACTGAAAACCGTAGTGTTACCCCAACAGAAGCCCGTAGCCGTGTACTGCGAGCATTTAAAGTTAAGCGTCCTGTATTTTTATGGGGCCCTCCAGGTATTGGCAAATCAGAATTAGTTGCAGGACTAACTGAAGAACTTGGTGGTCACATGATTGATCTGCGTCTAGGCCAATGCGAACCGACGGATCTCAGAGGGATCCCATATTTTGATCGTGACCGCGGTGTAATGAATTGGGCTCCTCCTATCGAATTGCCCAGCGAAGATCTTGCCGCCAAGTATCCCATTGTTGTATTGTTCTTAGATGAAATGAATTCAGCGGCTCCTGCTGTGCAAGGTGCGGCTTATCAATTGATTTTGAATCGCCAAGTTGGTACATACAAGTTGCCGGACAATGTTGTGGTAATTGCCGCAGGTAATCGTGAAAGCGACAAAGGCGTAAGTTATCGTATGCCTAGTCCACTGGCCAATCGCTTTGTTCACTTGGAAGTTCGCAAGGACTTTGATAGTTGGTTCCAATGGGCTGTTAACAACAACATACACAAAGATGTCGTTGGTTACATTTCCTACGCCAAACAAGACCTAATGGAATTTGATCCCAAGTCAGCAAGTCGTGCATTTGCCACCCCACGTAGCTGGAGCTTTGTATCACAGTTCTTAGAAGATAGCGAAGCCACTGAAGCAGAATTGGTTGACTTGATTTCAGGTACTGTTGGAGAAGGTCTTGCTGTTAAATTTATGGCACATCGTAAGGTTGCTGGACAAATGCCCAACCCACAAGATGTATTAGCAGGCAAGGTCAAAGAACTCAAGGTCAAAGAAGTAAGTGCCATGTATTCTTTGACCATCAGTATGTGTTACGAATTGCAGGAGCAATACAAGAAATTGGGCAAGGACAAGATCTCCGATTGGCATGCTCAAGCCGACAACTTCCTATCATTTATGATGGAAAACTTTACAACTGAATTGGTTGTGATGGGTGCTCGTGTTGCACTCACTACCTACAACTTGCCAATGGTTCCGGGCAAGATGAAGAACTTCGATGAGTTTCACAAGCGTTTCGGTAAGTACATTATCGCAGCGTCAGGTAAGTAATCCGTTAGTCACGGTCGGAGGCTGGTAGTAATACCGTAAGTCCTCCTTTTTTATTGATATTTGTACGAAAAGAATGTTGAGTGTATAATTACAGTTATAAACAAACAAGGAGTAGATTTTGTCAGAAACTACAGTAACCGAAAAAGTCAAAGTTAAAACAGTAACCGATCCCAAAATCGATGCTGCTGCAAAAGAAAAACTCATCACAGCTCGTATTGGTTTGTTGCTCAAAGCCCCTTTCTTTGGTAATCTTGCAACTCGTATGAAGTTGATCAATGCCGACGATTGGTGTGCTACTGCTGCAACAGATGGTCGTAGTTTTTATTACAATAGTGAATTTGTCAACAAGATGCCGTTGAAGCAGGTAGAATTCTTGGTTGGACATGAAGTTCTACATGCTGTATATGACCACATGGGTCGCACAGGCGAACGTGATCGCCAAGTATCAAACATTGCCGCAGACTTTTGCGTCAATGCAGATTTGATTGATCAACGCATCGGCGAGAAGATCACTGTTGTTGGTATGCTGTATGACCCCAAGTACAAGGGCATGAGCATGGAAGAAGTCTACGATGACTTGATGAAGAATGCCAACAAAATTGACATCAACAAATTGGCACAACAGTTACTGGATGAACATTTAGATGGCGATGACGAAGATGGTGAAGGCAATGGAGATGGTCGTCCACGTTTGAGCAAGTCCGAACGTCAAGCTATTAAAGATGAACTCAAAGAAGCAATGATTGCAGCCGCACAGGCTGCAGGCACAGGCAACTTGCCCGGTGGCATCAAGCGTATGATCAAAGATCTCACTGAGCCACAAATTGGTTGGAAAGAATTATTGGAGCAACAAGCTCAAAGCACAATCAAAAATGACTACACATTTGCTCGCCCAGGTCGCAAAGCATGGCACATGGATGCTATTATGCCTGGCATGAAGCCCGGCGAAACAATTGATATTGCAATTGGTATTGATACTTCGGGCAGTATTACAGATGGCGACTTAAAGATCTTTTTATCAGAGATCAAAGGCATCATGGAATCATACGATGAGTACAAAATTTATGTATTTGGTTGGGATACTGCTGTACACAATTCAGGAGTCTTTACCAGTGAAAACTTGGAGGACATTGCAGAGTTTACACCCGGTGGCGGTGGTGGCACAGATCCACACTGTGTATGGGACTATCTAAAAGACAATGACATTGAACCCAAGAAACTGATCATGTTTACAGACTACTGCTTCTTTAGTTGGAGACCACAAGAAGTTGATACATACTGTGATACTGTTTGGATCATCAAAGGCAATGCAGATGCCCAGCCCGAATTTGGTATTTGGGCACACTACGAAGAAGCTGTTAAAGGAAAATAAAATGGACGTCTTACACAATGTAAATTCAACTGCGGTTGCTGAAAAGGATATTCCTCCTGCACCCGAATTGGTGTTTCACAATGCACCCGAAACACTAGAAGCAGCCATTGCAAGATTAATGGAAGCAGAAATGCGTCTGGAAGATTTGGCAAGAGCATGTGAAATTGCATCAATTACGAGGCAAATGGAAATCATTGAGGCATTTAAAACTGCTGCCGATGATTACTTACAGACCAAGATCACACATAGCCAACCCGAGACTGGCGGCATCAAACTCAACGTGGTCACTGGTACACTTGATACAACAAAATTTGATAAGGAGACAATTTGATGTATGCACCTAATATTTCTGTCGGCACTTACCGCGACGCACCGGCCATCAACGCTGCAATGGGCCGTGTTTATGGACACATGACCCTGGCAGTTATTGTATCAATGCTGGTAAGTTACTTTGTGGGCACTAGCCCTGAGTTATTGGCATTCTTTTTTACAGGCGTGATGAAATGGATTGTGATCTTTGCTCCGCTGGTGGCCATATTTGGTGTTGCTATGATACTGGAAAATGATCCAAGCAAAGGCGTGGCACAGTTGTGCTTGCATGGATTTGCGGCCTTGATGGGATTGAGCTTTGCCACAATCTTTGCTGTGTTTACTATGGGATCGATTGTTAGTGCCTTTATGGGTGCGGCAATCCTGTTTGGTGTTATGAGTGGTTATGGATACTTTACCAAACAGAGTTTAGACAGCATGGGCAAGTTTATGTTCGTTGGATTGATTGCTATTGTTATTGCCAGCATTGTCAATATCTTTATTGGATCAACTGTAATGCAAATGGTCATCAGTGCATTGGCCATCATTATCTTTCTTGGACTGACTGCTTACGATACCCAAAAGATACGCGAAGAATTGATCTATGAAACTGATGATGCCGCTGATGCAACCGAAGTTCGTGGGGCACTAACTTTGTACATGGATTTTATTAACTTGTTCTTAAACTTGTTACAATTATTTGGCATATCTAAAGACGACTAATGCTCAAACACAACGAAGCCAATTTGTTAAGTGTATTTGGACTGCGTAGGGTAGAACACTGCCCTCCGCACTTCACTACCATATGCTTTGACGTCTATGTTCCAGAAAAGACAATTTCCGATTGGATTTGGGAATATTTGAGTGGCAGATTTTACGTTGGCGATTATTACGAAGAATCTGAAGGCAAAGGTGGTATCCAAAAAATGGCTGGATTTGAACTGCCCAGTGAAGCCAGTTATTTTAGCCTACTGCTGAATACCATCAATAATCAAGAGCACAATATCTTTTAAGAAAATTTTTCCACTCTGCTGTTCGGTTGTAAATACATACATAGTTTACGGAGATACTATGTCAGAAGAACAAACAACAGAACAACCAGTAGAGGCAGCAGCTTCTGCTCAGCTGCAACTTGCAGATCTATTAGTCTGTGTACAGCTAATTCAATTGGCCAGCACTCGCGGTGCATTTAAAGCAGAAGAATTCACACAAATTGGTGCAGTATATGATCGCCTCGTCGTGTTCCTACGGGACAGCGGAGCAATACAACCAGCGGCCCCAAGTGAACCAGCGGCCATAGCCGAAGCTGAATAAAGGAAATCAAAATGATTAAACACGTAGGTAAACACAACAACAAAAGAATCGTAGTGTTATGGCGTCAAGTCCCCAATGAAGATCACATGGCCTTGGTAGCATACAGCGATACTCTTCCACGCATGATACACGATGAATTAATGCGTGTACTTGAAAGCCCAGTGGGACAAAATGCCAAAGACTTGAGCGATGTACTGTTCCGCACAGTAATGGCTGATGGTCGTAATGCTCTTGAAGTATTGCACAAAGAAGGATTTATTAAAAAGGTTCCAACCAGTCAAGTGTTGATTACACCTACTGCTAAATCAACTGTTCGCTTAGATGAACTAAATGGAATTTTGGATGAAATGGAAAAAGGCGAGGAAGCAGTCAAACGTCTAGCTGATCTTGATAAACAGTCAGGTATGCAGACCAAAAAGACTCGTGCCGGGCGTGAAGTTGGTATGCCACCAAACAATACCAGTGTCAGTAGAACCAACATTGATGTTGATTCCTCAGATTCTGCAGCCGCATACTTAAAAGGTGTGTTGAGTGATGGTGACTTAGCTGAACAGCGAATGAGTCAAGCTGAAAAAATGAAAGAGCAAGCCAAGCAATTACTTGCTGAAGCACAAAGATTAGAAACAGAAGCCAATGAACTCAGCTCAGCTAAAGATGTCAAAGCAACCAAACCCAAAAAAGCCGCGGCGCCAAAAAAGCAAGCGGCTTAATTTAAATAAGAAAAGTCAGTGGGAATCGTTGCTCAAGGAAATACACAAAGAGCATGTTCCTGTTAATGTACTTTTATACATCACTGTGAATCTCAAAGATGGCACCTCAGTGGAAGTAAACATCGCTGAAATGTTGGAAGAGGGTGCAGATCCTGATGTTGTTGAAAATATTATTACAGACAAATTAAATGCGTTGGATCACATCATTGATGACGTCGACTTTCATATAAGTGTTGACAGTGTGGCAAAAGTAATTCAACCATTCACTGACAATTTATTGAAAAATTTATGATAAATGCACTATTTGCTATAGACCAGTATGGCGGAATGGGTCTCAATGGCACTATGCCATGGCCACATGATTCCAACGACTTGTCCAACTTTAAAAGACTCACCATGGGGCATGTTGTTGTCATGGGTCGTAAAACATGGGATGATAAAAACATGCCCAAGCCCCTACAGGGTCGTATCACATATGTGGCAACTACACGTCCAGTGTACAACACTGCCACAATTAAAGGCGATATAAAACAAAATCTATTAGACATTGAACAACGACACAGTGATAAAATCATTTGGGTCATCGGTGGTCCAGATGTACTGGAACAATGCGATGGAGTCATTGACAGATTGTACTTGACTCATTACAAAGGTTCGTATAAAATAGATACTAGAATAAACTTGAAATCGTTTTTAACAGGGTGGAGCCCAAAAACTGCAACTGCAGATCCCAATACAAATTTTACAACGGTTGTTTATGAAAACTTATTTAAGAGAGCTTCTGCTTCCTAAGCAATGCTGATGTTCTGAGTTTGTCTTTTTGCTCATTTGACATAGGTTTTCCTTTGTTTGATGGAGCAACTCGTTCCGCGAACTACACAAATATTTATCAATAAAATGGAAAAACAATATTTAGACGCACTTCAGGAAGTACTTGAAAATGGTACAGTAAAGGAAGATCGTACCGGAACTGGTACTATCAGTTTATTCGGCATGCAACAACGGTATGATCTATCACAAGGATTTCCGGCTGTTACTACAAAAAAATTGGCATGGAAGGCTGTTGTCAGCGAGTTGCTGTGGTTCATTGAAGGTTCAGGGGATGAACGACGCCTGCGAGAGATATTACATGGTAGCAGGGACTCGGAAAAGAGCACCATCTGGACTGACAATGCCACAGCATCTTATTGGCAATCTCAGGCCCAATTTGCAGGAGACTTGGGTCGTGTGTACGGAGTACAATGGCGACAATGGCGTCAATATCAAGAACGCAAAGACATGGGCTCAGCCCATTTAGGTGGCACACGAGTTGCCACAGATAGACATGAAGTTGATCAATTGCTCAATTTGATCAACGGTATCAAGCAAGACCCGCACGGAAGAAGGCACATCATATCAGCGTGGAATCCAGGCGAATTATCGGCCATGGCTCTGCCTCCGTGTCATGTGCTTGCACAGTTTTATGTATCAGATGGCCAGCTGAGTTGCCAAATGTACCAACGAAGTTGTGATATGTTTTTGGGGGTGCCGTTCAATATAGCAAGTTACAGCTTGCTGACTCATATGATCGCTCAGGTGTGCGATTTAGCCGTTGGAGAGTTTGTTCACGTTCTCGGCGATGCACACATTTACCTCAATCACGTAGAGCAGGTAAATGAACAGTTGAAACGTGAACCCTTACCTGCACCACAACTATTATTAAATCCTGAAATAAAAAATATCACTGAGTTTACCATGAACGACATTGTGTTAAACAATTACACTAGTCATAGTGCAATTCAAGCAGATATGGCCATATGAGGTTTATTGTAACAGGCGGAGCTGGCTTTATTGGTCACAATGTGGTTAGACAACTGCAAGCTCTAGGACATGAATGTATCATACTCGACAGTGTCACAAACTACGGATTTATCAACAAAGCCGAGCTGGAATACCTACGTATTGAACGCACAAATCGCATGAAAGCAGGCATACACCATATAGATATTTGTGAACATCGACAAGTGGATAATTTCTTTAAAAACTTCTCACATGGATGTAGCGGTGTCATACATCTTGCCAGCTTTCCAAGACAAAAAGTAGTCAGTGCCAATCCTGTATGGGGTAGTGAAGTAATGAGTACCGGACTGATTAATCTATTGGAACTTACCAAGAACTATAAGATTCCAAAATTTGTTTATGTTAGTAGCAGTATGGTATACGGAGACTTTGACAACAATGTCACAGAGTTGTATAATTGTGCACCACAAGGCCAATATGGCATCATGAAACTAATGGGAGAAAACCTTGTTAAAGATTATACTCGTCGCTCCTGCTTTGCTCACGTTATTATTCGTCCATCTGCTGTATACGGCGAGTTCGACGTCGAAGACCGAGTTGTCTCAAAATTCATGCTCTCGGCCCTGCGTGGAGAAGTGCTCAAAGTCAACGGAGCCAACGAAACCTTAGACTTCACTTATGTGGAAGATGCTGCCGCAGGCATTGTGGGTGCTACACTAAGTCCCAATGCCGTGAATCAAACCTACAACATCACAAAGAGCCGCAGTACTACATTGCTAGAGGCCGCACAAACAGTGCTGAAAATAGCAGGCGGTGGCACTTTGACAGTTAATGATAGGGACTTGGATTTCCCCAGTCGAGGTGCATTGTCAATTGATGCTGCACGTCGAGACTTTGGATTCAATCCCCAAGTAGACGTTGAAGAAGGCTTCCAACGATACCATGATTGGTTTAAGGCAAGTCCATATTGGAAACTAAAAATATAATCCCCTTCTTTGGCATACATCGCCAATACCAATACCTACGTGAAGAAGTAATGCATGTCACTGACTTGGTGTATAGCACTGGTAAAGTATTAGATGGCCCTTACACTGCCAAATTTGAACAAGCCATTGCTGATCGTTGTGAACGTAAGTTTGCTGTTGCTGTGAACTCCTGTACACAAGGACTCATATTCGCTCTACAATCGGTTTTTTCCTCCGGGCGAGTACTTATACCTACACTGAGCTTTGCGGCCACATTAAACAGTGTTTTAATGGCTGATCGTAACCCAGAATTTGTGGATGTGGATTACTCTGGATTAATGGATTTAAAAAGTGTTAACTACAGTTTAAATCGAGAAGATGTATCTGTCATCATGTATGTTAACTTGTTTGGCAATACCATTGACTATGATGAATTTCGTGTACTAACAGAATTTTGGGGCAGCAAGCCCATCATCATTGAAGACGCTGCACAGAGTTTCGGAGCCAGCTATAAAGACATACCCAGTGGCAAGATGGGCGATGTCAGTGTATTGAGTTTTGATCCTACAAAAAATTTACCCAATTATGGATCAGGCGGAATGATTTTAACTGATGACAATAATTTGGTAGACTCATTTCGAGATATACGTGATAATGGAAAACATGGCCATCATGAGTTTCCTGGAACCAACAGTAAAATGAGCGAAGTTGACTGTGCTCAGATGTTGGTCAAGTTACAGTATTTTGATACATGGCAACATCGTAGATCACAAATTGCAGATTACTACATGGAACAAATTGCATCGTATATTGATGTAGTCGGTCCCGGTAAAGATGTAACTCCTGCATGGCATAAGTTTGTTGTTAGGCTACAGGCCAATCGCAATATGTTACAGCAGACACTTCGTGACAAAGGTATAGAAACCAAAATACATTATGCTCAGCCCTTAGACTTATTGTCGGTAGGCGGATCATACGCATCCAGTGCCATATATTCAGGAAGTCATGCATTTAGTAAAGAGTGTTTGAGTTTGCCCATCTATCCCGAATTAACAGACGGCGAAGTAGAATACATTGCTGCCAGTGTTAGAGAATTTTTAACCAATTCGTAAATTGGCAACATCTGACACACGTAGATGCTGTAATTGTAATGAACCATTGGCAAACTGTGCCCAATAGCCTGTATTGTGAACATGCTGTAAAGCATAGTAAAGATACTGTGGCAATACGATATCAGTTCGTATGACTTTTACGCCAATATTGTCTTTGCTGAATTCTTTTGTGACTTGTCCAATGGTCTTTTCACTGCCGTTACGTTGTAACCAGAAGTCACTGTCTTCCTGATTTACTCGAACTGAGCACA